AGAGCAGCAGGACGTCGCCACTCTGCGCCACAGACACCTCCCGGATCTCGCTTGCGGCATAGGGCGTCGACAGCGTGCCGCAATCAGCGCCGTCGCTGGTGCGCCTGATGCGCAGATTGGCGCCCTCAAGCTTCATGACGTAGCCTTGGGTGCCGTCGAACTCGAACTCGAGCAGCTGGCCGTCAACCGTGCCCCAGCTTGCCACGACGCTCTGAAGTGGCGGGCGCGACCTCTGGCCACCCTGAAGCAGTCCGCGGAAGTTCTCCACGACCTTGGCGCCGTTGCGCCACCCCTTGACGTCTGAGCGCATGCGCATCAGCGCATCAATCTCGCCAGAGGCGAGGTTGGTCTGAAGGCTTGTCTGACGCTGGAACATCAGCGTCGAGCCGAGATCAACCGCCAAGGCTTGATGCGGTTGGGCGCATCCTGGCGGCTGTCGATGTGGCAGGCCTTGGACAGCAGCATCTCGTAGGAGCGACCAAGGGCATCGCGCATGGAGCCAGAGTGCGACAGGGGACCGCAGAATCGGTGCATCAGAGCGGCCTCCAGCGCCTCGGTGAAGTGCGCCGGGAAGTAGCTCTCGTCGACGACCCGCGTGTAGTCGATCTCGAGGGTGTCGTCGCCGTGGTTGATGTGGACCTCCGAGCCGTAGACCACCCATTCGTCGGCAGCCATGTCGTCGTCGCCAACGCTGCGGACGTTCCAGAGCGCAACAAAGTCGGCGGGCAGCTGGTAGGCGCTGTCGAAGGCGGTCTCGTTCGTGCTCTCGATCTTGTTGATCGACGCACCGATCGTGGCGAAGCGCCATGGGTGACGGGACAGCACCTTGCGGACGGTCGCGTCGTAGAGCTGGCTTGCGATCACGCTCTCCGTGGTCGTGCCGGAAAAATCCGCGATCTGGTTGGCGCCAAGCTCGATGAGAGCACGAGAGCAAATGTCGATCTTCGTGTCGGCCATTGCACGACCCCAAGCACGCCGTCAGGAAGAAGGCGGGGCCCTGCAAAAGCAAGGCCCCGCCAGTTGCTCAGTCGGTGTTGGTGACCGTGAGAGCGAGCGTGTCGCTCAGGTTCACGACGCCCGATGCGTTCGTCATCACGACATGCCAGCCGGCGGTACCGACCGTGGTGATCGTGTTGAGCGTCGAGCTGAACGCCGAGGCCGAGATACGCAGGACGACGTCGCCCACCTTGAGCTGCTCGAACGCAGCGCTCATGTAGCCCGAGGTGTCGACGGTCGCGGCGCCGTCGTTGTCCTTGTCGATGTAAACGTAGAGCCCGTTGGCGCCGAAGGACGCGACGCGGAAGAGCTGGCTGGCGGTGAATGCCATGGGAGGTTCTCCTTCCTCAGGTCTCGGTGCAGTCGATCTGGAACACGCCGGTGTCCTCGATGCGCACCGCGCCGACCGTGATGCGCGCCTGGGCGAAGTACTCGCCCTTCTGCGGCACCCAGTCGAAGTTGGTGCGGATCTCGCTGTTCATGCCCAGCGCCATCGCGGACTTGTGGTAGGCGAGGCATCGACGGGTCGTGGACGCCAGCGTGAGGCCGGTGAACTGCATCCACATGATGCCCAGCCAGCGCTTCGCCGTGACACCCGACTTCCACGGGAGCGCGTCGGGACCGACATAGTCCTGGGACGCGAACTCGGAGATGGTCAGGAGGTTGGTCCACTGCTCCGGCGCAATGAGGCAAACGCGGCCGCCATCGTCCGGGATCTCGTTGGTGCCCATGAGCTCCATCAGCGTCAGGACCTTGGCACGGGTGAGCCCCGTTGCCGCGGCCGCGATCTGCTGGCCGGCAGGCAGCGACGCATAGGCAGCCGCGGTGATCGTGTCGTCGACCTTGCGACCAGCAGCCTTGGCCAACGCGCCAGCGGCAAGCTGCCGCTCGTCCATGTTGGTCTTGAGCTCGTCGAGGTCGTTGATGTACTCGCCACCGTAGTAGTCGGTGATGGTGAGCGTCACGTTGGTGTGGTCGACGTTCATGACCGGCACGTCGCCGTGCTTGCCCTTGGTCGACATCGTCCCGGAACCGTACTTGTGGAACTGGAACGTCTTTCCGGCGCCCATCTTCTCGCGGATCGTGCCGCGCAGCTGGGAACCATCGCGCTGGAACGCGACGAAGGTCTCGTCGTCGAAGAGCTTGATGAAGTTGTTGTCGATCGAGGTCGACATGAGGAATCTCCTTGAGCAGGTTGGGTTGAACCGCGCTGCCGGTTGGTCCCTTCACGTCGCCGCCGGTTGGTCCTTGCGGGCCGGGGCTCCCGGAAACGGGGCCGGGTAGGCGAATTGCTCCTTCGCCGTACCCCGCCCCTTGTCTCCGCGCCTATCGCTTATGCGCCGGTTGCATAGAGACGCTGCTGAAGAGCGCCAACTTCGCGCACGAAAGCCGGGTCACGGCGATACGGGTCGCGGTAGCGCGGGTCCATCATCATTTTGCGCAGGTCTTCGCGGGTGCGCCCATCGCCGGCCGGTGCCGAAGGCGCACCCTGCGGCTGGTTGCCTGCCATGAGGCGTGCATCGACAAGCTTCTCGAGCGCCTCGAAAGCCTTGGCCGAAGTCGCGAGCGGCTTGAGCACTTCCCAGTCGGCGCCGAGCGTCTTGGTCAGGGCCTTCTGGAGGTTGGCGATGCGCTGGATGCCGTTCTCGCCAAGGCTCTTCACCTCGGCGTCGATGTCGGGCATGTCCGCAGCCATGCCATCGACGTAGGCAGCGATGCCGGCCTCGAACTGGTTCTGGTTCATGCCAAGCTCGTGCGCAGTCGATCGCCACCACTTCATCATCGGGTTGGCTTCGTTGAGGTTCAGCTCGAAGTTTTCCTTCGAGTACCCCTCGGGCAGCTTGACCTGGTAGCCCTCGGGCTTCTCGGGCCGGGCCTTCATGCGGCCTTCCTCGAAGTCGCGCTCGACCTGGCGACGCAGGTCGTCGCTGCGCGTGAAGACCTTGCGCTCGACCTCGCCGTAGGCCTTGCCGAAGTCGGACAGGCGAGCGGCCTTGCGCTGGGCGTCGTAGAACTTTTCGGGCAGCCAGTCCGGTCGTTTCTCCATCGCAAGCCACCCATCGGGAAGAGGGGCTTCCGGATTGGCAGCGCGCTGCGCGGCGATCGCGGCCTGGTCGCCAGCAGTCAGGCCGCCAGACCTCGTGCCGCTCAGCGGCGGCGGCTCACCGGAAGGCGCGGCCGCGGGGCCGCCAGACGCGTCGTCAGGGCTTCTCGGGTAGGGATTTCGCTGGAACATCGATGGCTCCTCTTTCCATCAGGTGACGCATCAGCCATACCGCAAAGCGCATGCCTTCGCGGTATTGCAGCACTTCGTTGAGCGATCCCGGCGGATGCACGGTGCGCAGGGTCAGTTGCTCGAGGTATTCGAGCAGCATCGCGCCGTCGGGCTTCGACAACGCGGAGTGAGCGGCCAGCTCCACCTTGCGCGGGTGGACGCCGCTGTCGGCGGGCTTTGCGAGGGTCGACCTCAGCCGGGCGACGACTTCCGATTCATCCAAGCATTCCTCCCCCGCCTTCGGCTTGCGGTCCCATCTGCTGTGCCATCTGCTGCATCTGCTGCAGCATCTGCTGCTGCTGCTCCTCGGTGTAGAAGAGGTCGGCGCGGATGTCCTTGCGGTCGGCCAACCACTTGGCGACCTTGTTGGGCTCCATCAGCATCATCAGCGGAAGCTGCTGGCCAAACGTGCCTTGCAGGGCGCCGGCAAACTCCATCATGCGCTGGACGTCCTGGTCCTTTTGGGCAGACGCCAGCGGGCTCTCGCTCTTGATCTCCACGAGGTCGCCATCGACGGACGGCAGGCTGATGCGGCCGGTCTGCTTGAGCAGCCAGATCGTGCGCCGGATGACGGGCTGCACCAGCTCGCGCTGGAGGCGACCATAGGCCGATCCCATGCGCCGGTAGAGATCCTGCATCCTGGCCTGAACCTCGGTCGCCGACATGGGCGTGCCGGTGGGCGGGCCAAGCGCCTCGTCGTAAAGGGCGCGCTTGATGCTGGCCTGCAGGTCCTTGAGGATCACCTGCGACAGGTCGAAGCGGCTTGGCACCTCGAGGGGGCGAAGGCCCTGCGATCCGCGTGCGTGGGGGATGATGGTCCCGGGCAGCAGCGTGATGGTGTTGGGGTTGAGGACGCCATCGTCCTCGCCCTGCCACAGACCAGACACAGCTAGCTCGGCGTTCTCCAGATTCAGCTGCACGATGACGTTGGCGACGCGCACGTCGGGCATGGCGTTGAGCAGCGGGCCGCGGCCATAGACCTCGCCAGCAGCAACGGACCAGCGGAAGTTGATGTGCGGGCAGGCGCCGGCCCCGCTGTAGGTCGTGCGCAGGATCTCGACCTTGGGCGACGAGAGCCACACGACGTAGACATGGGTCTCGACGCGCTTGGACCAGTCGCGGAAGGTCGCCTCGTTGACCTCGATCTCGTCTAGCGGACGGTTCGCCATGCGATCCATCAGCTCCATCGGGATGTTGGCGCCGGGCCACTCCTTGTCGATCAGGCCGACCTGGATCTTGCGCTTGCGGAATCGCCCATCGACGGTTCCCCATGGGCCGGCATCCATCGCCATCTGCGTGAGCGGGACCGCGGTGAAACGGATGACGTCGTCGCGATCGTAGTCGGCGATGAGCGATCCCGTGCCGATCCCAAGCTCCATGTAGGCTTCGTGGATCTGGCTGTCGAAGTTCGAGCGATGGAGGACCGCGAAGACCTCTTCGCCAATCTCGTCAAGCTTGGCCTGGATCTCGTTGGCGTTGTCGGGGTCGATGATGCGGCCAGGCCGCAGGCGCGACCAGCGCGAGAAGGTTGGCGTGAGGCCAGCTTGCAGGCGCGACGCAAACTCGTGGATGGAGGTGACAGCCGTGCTGTCGTAGAGGTTCAGCGTGTTCTTCTGGCCGTTGGTGTGCGAGAAGAACCGCGCACGGTGCGGCATCGAGTACTCGTAGCACTCGTCCCAAAGCGTCTTCCATTGGTCGTGCGTCGAGTGCGCTTTCTGCGAACGCTTGATGATCTCTTCGAGGTTCATGAGGTGCTTCTCGCAGCTGAATTGCTTCTAGCGATCAAGCAGCGACTTGAATCTCTTGCCGATCATGGCAGCCGGAGGCTTCTCCATGTCGCTACCAGTCGGAGGCCAGGGAATCTCGTTGCCGTCATCATCGAATGCGCGCATCGGCTTGCCTTCGTCTTCCTTGTCAAGCTTTGCACGATCGGCATCTTCCCTTGAAAGCCTCTTGCGATTTTCTTCGTGGTCCCACGCTTTTTTGTAGTCGCCAAGCGCTTCGAAGAGGCTTTTCAAGAGAGGCATGAATCAGCCTCCAAGCATGGAGTTGTAGCCAGACTCGCCGGCGCTGAAGAGCGAGCGGCGGCCCATGGCGCCAGACGAGCGCAGGCGTTCGGTGCTGGCCGCGACTTCCTCGGACTTCTTGCGCTCTTCCTCGGCGCGCTGCTTCGCCTCCTGCTGCGCGGCGATGGTCGCAGGATCGGGGGCAGGCATCTTGGGAGCTTTCATCGGAACACCTCGGTCGCGCCCTGGCGAATGAGTGCGTGGTAGAGCTGCTCTGGCGTGAACGACAGGCCGCCCATGCCAAGCAGGTGCTTCACCGTGGTCACGCAATAGACCGGCCCGCGCAGCATCCACCTATAGCGTTTGATCCGATCGACACGGAGGATGCGGCCGCCGCCAGCCTTCAGCACAGCGATCGTGCGATCCATCTCCTCGCCCATCGCCACGCGCACGTCGGTGTGGCCCATCAAGGGGTCGATGACGATCCAGCCGCCACGCGAGTACCCAAACACCAGCACATGGCGCCAGCCCTTGCGGGCAAAGAGATGCCACCAGCGTCGCGTGCCGGGATGGAAATCGCCAAAGGCGACGTGCCAGGTCACGATGTCGAGCCCGAAGTCGCAGTCGCGGAACGGCTCAGCCACCACGACCTCGCAGCCTGCGCGTCAGGCGATCCATCACCGTGCCGTGCGTGCGCGTGTTGACGACCGCAACGCTCGGCTTGGCGACGGGCGTTCGGTTGAGGAGCATGCGGCCGCCGCCAAGGCCAAGGACCAGGTACTGCAAGGCGTCGTGGGGATGGCTGTAGCGATTCTTCATCGGGCGATCGGCAGGACGCTTGCCGCCAACACCCTGCACCATCGGGTAGTGGTAGCCGCGGGCAAAGCCTGCGCGCAGGATCGTGCAGGACGGGTCGAGCAGGAAGACCTCGAGGTCGCCGATGCGCTGGTTGAGCAGGTGCTCGACCGCCTGCTGCCGCTCCACGAAGTCGTTGGTGGGCGCGGGCTGGGCGTTGATGCCCTTGGCGCGCAGGATGTCGAAGGGCGTGCGCTCGTCGGTCTGCGCACGGCTGTCGCCGGCCGGGTCGCCCCAGAACGCAAGCTGCATGCCGGCAAAAGGCGGCTGGGAAAGGACCGCCAGCAGCTGGTCGGCGAAGCGCTCGGCGCCCATGGACGTCGCGACGATCTCGCGCATGATCCTGAAGCGGCCCATCACGTTCTGTCCGATGATGGCCGCGGGCGTGAGCCCGAAGTCGATGCCGACGCCAACAACGTGGTTCTCCTGCGGCACCAGCTTGGAGCGCGCCACATGGCGTTCGTCGGAGAAGGTCGGATAGACCAGCGCGCCGTCCAGCGTGTAGCCAAGGCGGTTCTGGAGGTAGACCCGGATCCAGCTGCGCGTCTTGCCGGCGATCTGGTTCGAGTAGTAGTCCGGGCGCAGGTTGGGGAGGTTCTCGGCCGCGGGGTTGATCTCGTAGCCGACGATCGCGTCGCCATCCATCTTCTCGACGACGGCCTCGGGCTGGACGAAGAACCGCCAGTTCTCGGGGCGCTGCAGCGTCAGCGCGTCGACGGGGTCCATGTCCTCGGGGATCGGCGCCTCGCCGGCCAGGATGGGCCACCAATGGTCAGGCTCCATGGCGTTGGTGTCCATGAAGATGCAGGCGCGGTAGTCCTGGCCGTCAAGGTCAGCAAGCTTGGGAAAGCGGCCAACGCGGCCGGTCAGCATGTCGAGGATGGCCTTGGGGATCTCCCGGGCCTCGTTGATCCAAGCCCCCGTCAGCTCAAGAGACAGCAGCTTCTTGACGTCGTCTTCCCGGTCCAGGGCCAGGAAGATCACTTCCATCTCGACGTCGCCCTTGCGGATCTTGTGCGTGAAGGGCGGCGACCAGTTGAACTTCCCGAACTCGTGCTCGGGAAACCAGTCGAGCCAGGTCTTGATCGTGGTCGTGCGCAGCTCGCCCTGCGTGTTGCGGATGACGCACCAGCGGGACTGGCGCTTCTTCGACCGCCCGCTGCGCGGCATGGCAAGCGCAAGGCGCATGATCTCGATGCAGCAGGTGACGGACTTGCCGCTGCCGATCGGGCCGCGGATGCCGCGCACGAAGCTCAGGTCCTTCATGAAGTCCCGGCCCACGGGGCCAGGGGGCTTGTAGGAGATCCTGACCGGCTCGGCCATCAGACCTTGCCCTCGAAGAACGATCGCGGCGGCCGCCCGACAGGACGCGGCGCGTCATGCTCGAGCAGGTAGTCGAAACCGCCCTCGGACTCGATCTGGAGGCGGCGCTCCCTGAGCTTGGGGAAGCTGGATTCAAGCCACTCGACCTGGCTCTGGAAGCGCCGGTTGAGCCTGTCCAGAAGGACAAGGCGCTTCTCGAGCTCGTCGATGCGACGACGGAGGTTGGACAGCTCGGACCAGTAGCCGCGGGTCTTGTAGCGCACCTGGCGCCGCTTGGACCGCGCAGCGTCGATCTGGTGCTGCCCGTCGGCCAGCTCCCTGATCTCTCCATCATCCATCGGCCGGCACCCTCCTCGATTTGCCCATCTTCACCAGCAGGCGATGGGTGCCGTCAGGCTCGTAGTGGATGCGCTGGGCAAGGAGCTTCACGCCACCATCTCCACGGCATTGCAAGATCAGGTCCCCGAACGCCGCGTCGATGTCCTTGCGCGACGCATTCTCGGGAAGGTCCATGCTCTTCCACACCTCGCCAGAAGGGCGCCGCTCGGTCATGCAGACCTCCGCCAATCCGACCACTTGCGATCAACCGCCTCCTTGAGCGATCGCTCGGCAACACGCGGCCCGATCACGTCGATGATCCGGTCGCACTCCTGGTCCGTGCGGTACTCAGGCTTCCAGTCCTTCATGTGCGTGCGCCTGACATGCTCCCGAAGAACCTGGAGATCCTGAAACGACAGGGTCGCAAGGAAGCTGGAGGGAGAGACGATCACGGGGGTCCCCTATGTGAAAAAAATGCGGGGGGAGTGGAGGGCTCGCCAGTCGCGCCCGAGTTTTCGACCCCCCCCCCTCGCTT